CCTCTCTTCGCAGCCTGGCTTCTCCCGCTTCCACCAAACTCTGCCCCCCAACGCCACCATAATGTGCAACTCCCAGACTTCTGCTCTCACCATCAGCCAATGCGGCTACAAAGCTGTCACCATCGCCTCCTCTCAGGGCTCCACATACAAGTACCCAGCCAACATCCACCTTGACCGCAACTCCCGAATGCTGTCCCATTCCATGTCCCTCGTCGCCCTCACGCGCTCCACCATCGGCATCAACTTCTCCGGCGACCACTCCCTCATCCGCACTGACTCCGCCTGCAATAATCTCCTCTTCTCCCGCTTCCACGCTAACCAGCCCATTTCCCTCTCCGATATCTTCCGAAACATGCTGACCGGCGTCGAAATCATCACCGAACCTCTCACTTCTCGCGTCACTCCTCTTCGTGGTGCTCGCTCCGAACTCCCCACCGACCTTCTCCCCATCTTCTCCCTCCACTCCAACGAGACCACGGACCCCATCCTCGCCCCCGTTTTCCGTCCTTTAGCCGAAATAATCTCCAGATCATCCCATGTTCCTCTGCGCCCAAACCCATCTATCCCCGGAGTTTTATCCCTCACCGCTTCCCTCCCCAGCTCTCATGTCTCAGATGTCCTCCAAACCGCTCGCATTTTCTCCGGCGATGGCTCCGATGCCTCACCTCAGATTTCCACCCACTTCCTCCCAGAAACCCGCCGCCCATTTCATTACGACATCCCTTCCGCCCAAGTTTCCTCTCCGGCCTTCGGCTCTGATCTCCGCCCCTCTTCCACCGCCCACACTCCCGTCTACCCTGGCGAAGACTTTTACGTCCTAGCCTCGCAATTCATCCCTGCTCATGACCCTCAAGTGAAAGAAATAATCTGGCGCGACCAATCTAGTAACCAGTTTCCTCTCCTCAACCAGCCCTTCGAAATCTCCGCCCTCCCCTTTTCTGTCGCTTCCGCCGTCCACTCCGAGAAATCTGATCCAACCCTCCTGCCAGCATCTATCCCCAAACGTCTCCGCTTCCGACCTTCCCCCGCCCCCTACTCCATTTCCCCGAAAGACGAGATTCTCGGGGCCGTCCTTTTCCAATCCCTGTGCCGAGCTTACCATCGCTCTCCAATCGCAGAGATCCCCTTCGACGAGGCTCTCTTCATTGAATGCATCAACGCAAACGAGTTCTGCCAGCTGTCATCCAAGACCCAATCAGTCATCATGGCAAACGCCAACCGTTCGGACCCAGACTGGCGCTGGTCAGCGGTCCGCATCTTTTCCAAAACCCAACACAAAACAAACGACAACTCCATCTTTGGGAACTGGAAAGCTTGCCAAACCCTGGCCCTCATGCATGACGCCGTCATCCTCCTCTTGGGCCCAGTCAAAAAATACCAACGCATCTTCGACAATCAAGATCGCCCATCTCACATCTACGTCCACGCTGGGCACACACCTTTCGAACTCTCGCAGTGGTGCCAAGACCATCTCACCGACCAGCCGCACCTCGCCAATGACTACACCGCTTTTGACCAGTCCCAGCATGGCGAGGCCGTGGTCCTCGAGCGCCTCAAAATGCACCGCCTCTCCATTCCTCAAGCCCTCATTGACCTCCACGTCCACTTGAAAACCAACGTCGACACTCAGTTCGGACCCCTCACTTGCATGCGCCTCACCGGAGAACCCGGAACCTACGATGACAACACTGACTACAACCTCGCCGTCCTCTTCACCCAATACAACATCACCTCTGAAGCCGTTATGGTCAGCGGCGACGACTCCCTCATTGACTCCATTCCTCCGCTCAATCAAGCCTGGTCATCCATCCAACCCCTCCTTTCCCTCCGCTTCAAGATTGAGATAGACAAGTACGCCCTCTTCTGTGGCTACTTCGTCGGTCCCTCTGGAGCCTGCCGCTCTCCCCTCGCCCTGTTCACGAAATTAGCCATGGCCATAGACGACAGCACTATCCCAGACAAGCTCGTCAGCTATTTAACTGAATTCTCTGTCGGTCACTCCCTCGGACAGTCCATGTGGAACTTGCTTCCTCTCTCCCACGTCTCTTTCCAATCCGCCTGCTTCGACTTCTTCTGTCGCCACGCCCCCCCCGCCCTTAAAGTCGCTCTCAATATCGGAGAAATCCCCTCATCCACTATCAACTCCATCCTCTCAGCCCTTTCGTCCATCACCGCCCCCGTTTGGAGCATGCTCCCTGTCGCTGCCCGCCGTGTCTTCATCGCCTCCAAACGCTCCCCAACCTCTTCTTTCCTCCCCATCGCTTCCCCTAATGAGGGTGAATTGCTTCCAGAATTGCATAACGACCAAGCTGACACTCACATCATTCGCCGCCTCCAAGACTTCCAAGTTAACACGCCTTCTCCCGCCGCCCCTCTCCCTCTGCTCTTTGGAGCCGCCCAGACTTCCCCTCCCTCCATGGATTTCTCTTTCCTCCTCCCTTTGCTCCAAAGCCTTTCCCGCTCCCATGTGCCATCGATTGCCTCTCCTCCTCAAGAACCTGGCGCTGTCCCTGACGCTGGCTCTCGCGTCATTCCTCCTCCTCAGCTTCCTTCGCCGTCGCCATCGATCGCAACCGCCAAGTCCCCATCTGCTGGTGTGAGCCGCCAATTCCAGTGGATCTACTACGACCTCAACGGCCAGGAATCAAAGATCACCAGCCAAGACATAGCCAACGCCACCCCCATCATCCATCTCTCCACTCCCTTCCGCTACGCCAAGCTCACTGAGCTCGAAGCCCTCATCACCCCCATGGCCATCTCATACAAGTACCCCATCACCATCGACCTTGCCTGGACCACCAACGACCAGTCCCTCACCGCCGAGAACATCATGAATACCTACGGCTCCCAACGCGTCTCCTTCGGCGGCCCTCTTGGCATTGCCTCTTCCATTTCCATCCCCTGCCCTCTCCTTTCCCTCAACCCCATCATCAAAGACTCCACTAAGTACTACGACACCCCCCGCCTCCACGCCAGTTTTCATCAGAACGCTGACTGCGTGGACCTCAAATCCAAGGCCCCCATCTGCGGAACAGTCCTCATTCGCGGGAAGCTGCTCCTCGACTCCCCTTCCATCTCCCCCACCTTGACCACTTAGACCACTCCTCCCAGACTCCGGTCCTTGCGAAGTTTCTTGCCCGTTCTTCTTCGCTCGCCTTTCTTGAACAGGCCCCTTCAGTTTTCCTTAGTTAGCAATAGCATTAGGTGTAGC